AAGAAGTTCAAGAAGATGATGTTGGCCGCAAAGCAGGAGTATGAGAATGAAAAAGACGTTACTAAGAAGTATGATATTGAAAAGCGAATCGCTAGATTTAATAATCTGCAACTGGCTAAAAAAGTGTCCCTTAACAGTGCTTATGGTGCTTTGGGCAGTCAGTACTTCCGTTTTTATGATTTGCGTATGGCGCTTGGGGTTACTTCTGCTGGGAAATTGAGTATTCGTTGGATTGAAAACAAACTGAATGAATACATGAACAAGATTCTAAAGACTTCTGATGTGGATTATGTGATTGCGTCCGACACAGATTCAATCTATATGAAACTTGGTCCTCTGGTGAATAGTGTTTATGGTGCAGACGGTACTGTTGGACTTCCAAAGACTAAAGTGATTGATTTCATGGACCGTGTTTGTGAACAAAAGATTCAACCGTTTATTGACAAGTCGTATCAAGAATTGGCCACTTATGTAAACGCATATGCACAAAAGATGCAAATGAAACGTGAGTGTTTGGCTGACAAAGGTATCTGGACTGCAAAGAAACGATACATCATGAACGTCTATGATAATGAAGGTGTTCGTTACAATGAACCAGACTTGAAAGTCATGGGTCTTGAAATGATTAAGTCTTCAACTCCTGCGGCAGTTCGTACAAAGATGAAAGAATCTATCAACATCATGATTGGTGGTTCAGAACACGATATGCACAAGTTCATTCAAGAATTCCGTGAAGAATTCAAGAATCTGCCTGTTGAAGAAGTATCTTTCCCACGTGGTATCAATGGTCTTTCAAAGTATGCGGATGCAGTCACTCTATATAAAATGGGTACACCAATCCATGTGAAAGGTGCAATCATTTATAATCACAATCTGGAAAAGATGGGTCTGACAAAGAAGTATCCCAAGATTCAAGAGGGTGAGAAGATTAAGTTCTCCTATCTGAAGAAACCTAATCCTTTCAAAGATACCGTTATCTCTTATCCTTCTCGTCTGCCGAAAGAATTTGACATTACCAAATTTATAGATTATGATACACAATTCGACAAGACTTTCGTGGAACCGATTAAAGTTATCCTAGACTGTATCGGCTGGACCACTGAAAAGCAAAGCACACTTGATGATTTTTTTAGTTAAGGAACAATATGAGTATTTTAGATAAAATCAAGAAGAACAGTAGCATCAAAGATTCTGCTATTCTATCCAAATCAAAGTTCTTCACACAGAAGGACATGATTCCAACCGCAGTACCAGCAATCAACATTGCATTATCTGGAAAGTTGGATGGCGGTTTAACACCAGGTCTTACAATGTGGGCAGGCCCATCAAAACACTTTAAGACTGCTTTCTCACTTTTGATGGCCAAATCTTACATGGACAAATACGAAGATGCTGCACTTCTTTTTTATGATTCTGAGTTTGGTACTCCTCAATCTTATTTTGATTCCTTTGGTATTGATACTGACCGTGTTCTACATACTCCTCTTACTGATATAGAACAATTGAAGTTTGACGTAATGAAGCAATTGACTGAATTGGAACGTGGTGAACACCTCATCATTGTTATTGATTCTATCGGTAACTTAGCATCCAAGAAAGAAGTTGAAGATGCATTATCTGAGAAGTCTGTGGCAGATATGTCAAGAGCAAAACAAGTCAAGAGTTTGTTCCGTATGGTGACACCACACTTGTCTTTGAAAGATATTCCAATGATTGTAGTGAATCACACTTACATGGAAATTGGTATGTTCCCTAAAGCAATCGTTGGTGGTGGCACAGGTTCATATTACTCTGCCGATAACATCTTTATTCTTGGTCGCCAGCAAGAAAAAGAAGGTACAGAAATCACTGGTTACAACTTCATTATCAATGTAGAAAAGTCACGTTATGTCAAAGAAAAATCTAAAATCCCTGTTTCAGTATCTTTTGACGGTGGTATTAGCAAGTGGAGCGGCCTATTGGATATCGCTCTTGAATCCAAACATGTGGTAAAACCGAGCAATGGCTGGTATAGTAAAGTAAATTCTGAAACTGGTGAAGTTGAAGAAAAGAAATACCGTGAGAAAGATACCAATACATCGGAGTTCTGGACTTCAATCTTGGCAGACCAAACATTCCAAGAATATGTGTCAAACAAATATGGTGTTGCTACTGGTAGCATCATGCAGGAAGAAGAATGATAGAAGGTGTGGATTACTGTTTCATTTACCCTAAAGGTGATGAGACTATAACCCACATCAAACTACTTAACGGTAGTTACAAAGATGTGGTGTTCAAATATGGTAAAGTTAAAATAACGGAAGAAGTTGATGGGCCCCATTTACATTTCGCTTTTGATGTGTTAGAATCACCAATCGTGAAGCCTAAAAAACTTATGGATGATGTTAAATTCAAGAACTATCTTGGTGATATGTTGGTTGAATTGATGAGTGACAATGTTGATGGGGATATTATAGATGAAACTAGAACAAACGATACTGAAGAACCTGATTTACTCAGATGAATACCTGAGAAAGGTTCTTCCTTTCTTAAAGAGTGAATACTTCACCGACCGAGCAGAAAGACTAATTTATGATGAGATTAAATCATTCACAGAAACTTACAATAATGCACCAACGTCTGAAGCGCTTGTATTGGCCATCCAAGAAAGGCGAAATCTCTCAGATGCAGAAGTGGAAAAGTGTCAAACTACTATCCAAGAAATTGAGAAAACTAAAGGAGAGAAATCCCAAATTCAATGGCTTACTGACAAAACCGAACAATTCTGTCAAGAAAAGGCCATCTACCAGGCAGTATTGGGGAGCATTTCTATTCTTGAAGGAAAAGACAAAGCGCACGACAAAGGTCAGATTCCCAAAATACTATCAGACGCTTTAGCCGTAACTTTTGATACTTCAGTTGGCCACGATTATTTGGAGAACAGTGATGAACGATATGAATTCTACCACAGACACGAAGAACGAATCCCGTTTGACTTGGACTACTTTAACAAGATTACAAAAGGTGGATTACCTGGTAAAACTCTCAATATCGCTCTGGCTGGTACTGGTGTCGGTAAGTCTCTTTTTATGTGTCACGTTGCCGCTGGTGCTATGTCTCAAGGTCGTAATGTTCTCTACATCACAATGGAGATGGCTGAAGAAAAGATTGCCGAACGTATTGATGCAAACCTCCTTAATGTTACGCTGGATGATTTAACAAGTCTTCCAAAGGACATGTATGACAAGAAGGTTGCAAAACTTAAAGCAAAGACTACAGGTAAACTAATCATTAAAGAGTACCCAACTGCATCCGCATCCGCAACACACTTTAGGTCCTTATTGAATGAACTCAATCTTAAAAAATCATTTCGTCCTGACATTATCTTTATTGATTATCTCAATATATGCTGTAGCTCTCGTATTAAAGCCGGAGCAAACATCAACTCCTACACCTACGTTAAGTCAATTGCAGAAGAACTGCGTGGCCTTGCCGTTGAATACGGAGTTCCAATTGTATCTGCTACACAAACAACACGTTCAGGCTTTACAAGTTCCGATCCCGGACTGGAAGACACAAGCGAGTCTTTTGGTTTGCCCGCTACCGCTGACTTGATGTTTGCTCTGATTACGTCCGAAGACTTACAAGAACTTGGTCAAATCATGGTGAAACAATTGAAGAATCGTTACAATGATCCTACAATGTACAAACGATTTACTATCGGCGTTGATAGAGCAAAGATGAAACTATATGATGTTGAACAATCTGGTCAAGATGGTTTGGTTGATGCCGGTGTGGTTCAAGCCGCAACAAATGTAAAGAAACCTGGTAAAAAATCATTTGATGGATTCAAGGTATAAATATTCTCATTTAAGGTGAGAGTATGGCACAACAAGGTTTTCAATATGAGGTTAATGCATGTGATGTGTTAAAGCCAATGGGATTTGTACCTAAAGATTTTAGACCTGCTGGTGCAGGTCACAACCAACCAGACTTGATGTTATTATATAAGGGCAAAGAAGCTGGTTGTGAATTAAAAATTACAGCCGCCTCGGCAGGTTCATTAGTATTAAAATATAATGGAACAAATAAAAGAAATCCTTGGATGTTCGGTAAGATTGATGCATCTGATGAAGAAAAAATCTTCATTCGTGATTTAGCTGAAGAAATCGGTCTTTTTTCTTTAATCAAAAAACAATGGAAAGAAGTTCCATTCAAACGTGAAGATAAAGATGCATTATGGAAAGCTACAGCAGGCAAGTTGACAAAGAAACAACAATATGAAAGAGACCGTGACACTTTTCCAGACATTCGTGGTGAGATTCCTGCAACAAAGATTGAAGAATACTATAATAAGAAAGATACATACTATGTAAATGTTGGAACTCATGGTTTTTATTTGATGGGTAGTAAAAATCCATTAAAGTTGGAGAATGTGCCATCATTTGGTTCTTCTGCTAAGGCCACATATAGAGCGAGAGTTCAGTATAAAGGTTCAGACAATTATCAGTTCACTTTTGAGATGCAATTTTCTATTCCATCTGCAAGTAAATCTGAGTACAATATAGCACCGGTAGATGGAAAAACGGTTAGAATTTTAGAAAATAAATTAAATTTGAGTTGTTTTATTTAAGATAGGATTTTTGTTATGACAGCAACAGTGATTATACCAACAACAGGCACACCAGACCTGAAAAAAGCAATTGAAAGTGTTCTCTCGCAAACATACCTAACAACTTGTTATGTTATATGTGACGGTGAACAAAACCGTGGTAAAGTTAATGTTATCACCAGTGAGTATGGTGATAAAGTTAAAGTGGCATACTTACCAATCAATGTTGGTGCAAATGGTTACTATGGACACCGTGTATATGCCGCATTCACACACCTAGTCAATACCGAATATCTTTTATATTTGGATCAAGATTGTTACATGGACAAAAACCATGTGTTCACACAAATTGAAAACATCAGAAAGAAAAAACTAGACTGGTCCTATTCATTGAGAAAGATTGTAGACAAAGATGGTAACTATCTCTGCAATGATGACTGTGAATCCTTGGGTAAATGGAAATGTTTTCAGGATTACCATCATATAGACACAAATTGCTATTGCCTTAAAACGGAAATTGCGATAAGATTG